TTGTCACTTTTTTCATTGAAGCCGTAGAAATGAAGGCCGAAAGCGAAAAGCTAGGTCGCCCCGTTTATCGTGACGTGCCATTCATTAAAATTGTAGTCCCAGGCGATGTGCATAACATCATCGAACGCAAAGCAAGTGACGCTGATAAAGCGCAATTCCCTTTAGCGTGGAAACGATTTGAGGCTTCCGAAGCCGAAGGCCATGTGGGTACACCTTTAGAGCAATGGCCTCAGATGACACGCTCGATGGTCAAAGAGTGCAAGTATTTCGAAATTCACACGGTCGAGCAATTGGCTACTCTTAGCGACATTAACGTCTCGCGCATGGGCATGGGTTACATGGACTTGCGAAACAAAGCCAAAGCCTATCTAGTAGCGGCGGCGGGTACGGCGGGAGAGACTGCCCAAGCTGCTGAGAATCAACGCCTAAAAGACATGATTGCAGACTTACAACGACAAATGAATGACGTTTCTGAAAAGAAGCGTGGTCGCCCTGTTAAAGAGGTAGAAACAGCATGAGTTACAGCGCCTTAGATTTGCTTCAACAAGTGGCGGATGAGTTAGCCATCCAACGGCCTACGCTCGTTATCGGCAGCACTGACCCTAACATTCGTCAGTTAAGTGCTTTGTTGAACCGTCTAGGCGCTGACATTACCCGTCAATCCGAATGGCAGCTAATGAATAATGAGTATCTCATTGTCACTAAGTCGTTTGAATTGACGGGAACAACCATTGCGGGAAGCCCTATCATTACGGGCATTTCTAGCACGGCGCAAGTAACGACCGACTTTACAATTTTGGGCGTGGGCATTGAACCCTTCGCCCAAGTCAAAACAGTTGATAACCTGACGCAAGTCACGATGGATATGAACGCCAACGAAAGCGGCACTGTAACGCTGACTTTCTCGCAAAATAAGTTTGATATGCCTTCGGATTGGAACTGGCAAATCGCATCAACTGAATGGAATCGCACTACTCGATGGCCGTTGCTTGGGCCAAAATCAGCGCAAGAATGGCAGACCTACAAAGGCGGCATTGTCTCTGCTGGCCCACGTCAACGCTATCGAATCCTGCAAAACAAACTAACGCTAAACCCAAGCCCACCAAACGGTGAAACTTTGGCCTTTGAGTACATTTCTAAAGGCTGGGTAATTGGCGCAGATGGCACACGAAAAGAAAAGGTCACGCTTGATACGGATACCTTTGTATTTACTAATTCGCTGTTAACTGTCGGATTGAAGGCACAATGGAAACAAGCGAAAGGGCTGGATATGTCCTTTGATATTGGTGAGTTTAGGGGCTTGTTAGAAGGCGAAAAGGCTACCGATAAAAGTGCGCCAGTGTTGTCGCTATCGCCTCAGTACGGTAGCGTTCTTTTGTCAACCAATTCGGTAATTGACGGAAACTTTCCAGGGTATTAAAGGGTAAAAAAATGGACAAAAGTTCAATCATCAAAGCTCTACGCGATGGAGTACAAGCAACATCAAACGGCGTGGCAAATGCTGCTGTGGGTGACCCTGTTGATATTCTTGCCTCCGGCCTTCGCTATGTTGGTGTGCCAGTTGGCGATCGGCCTATGGGCGGCACTGAATGGCTCAAAAATGGTGGCTTTACGCCGCCAGTTGATGAAGGCTTACCTAGTGCGATTGGTTCGGGTTTGGGTCAAGCGGTGGGTACTGCGGCGTTTATGCCGACCCAATTAAAAGGCTTGATTCAAAGAGCAATGAAATGAAACATTGGCTTGAATTTTTTAAAAAACATCCGACTACGGTGTTTTGGTTAGTGTGCATCTCATTGATTGCGCTTTTAAAGGTTTTATAACATGCCAAGTATTGCACCATTACTAAAAGCGGGGACTAAAGGCGTTGAATTTTTAGTTGACGCTTTAAGAGGTGTTAAAGGGCCACAATCCGAGGCACTGGCATTAGCGCAACAGAGGGCGGCTTTGCCTGTTAAACAAGGTGGTTTAGGTTTGCCCTCGACAAATACAGCAAGCGAACGAGCAGCCGCAATGGGATTTGAAGGCGGCTGGAAACATGGATCGCCTAATCCATCAATAAAAGAATTTAATCCTTCTATTGATTTAAGAAGGGGCGCAGATTTTGGCCCAGCTACCTTTGCAACTAAAAGCGGTGATAACGCTAGTGGCTATTCTTTAAACTGGCAAGAATATGCAAATCACCCACAAAAATCAGCAATTGACGAATCTAGGCAAGAAATACTAAGCAGATTTTTAAAAGCAAGACAAGCTGGCGACTTGGAAAACGCTGCAAAAATTCGACAAGAATTAAGTTATTTAAGGGATGGTGACCAGCTTTATGATGACTTTCTAAATTACAAGCTACCATCAAGCGGATCTACTGTTTATCCATTAATGATAAGAACAGAAGGAATGCCTTTGGTTTCTGGTGGCGGTAAAAACTTTAATGCGGTACATCCAACAGAAATACCGAAAGCAAGAAATTCTGGGTCATCTGGTGTATTAATAAACGATGTTGCTGACAATTCTGGGAGATTTGCTGGGTCAAGCGACATTGCTGCCGTGTTTGACCCTTCAAGATTTCGTTCACAATTTGCAGCCTTTGACCCATTCCGCAAAACCGCAGCCACAGCCGCCGCTATGGGTGTAGCTGCCCCTGACTTAATGGCTCAAGAACTGAGAAAAAACAATGGCAACCGCTAAACATAGCTCTTTCCCCGCCTGTGTCGGAGGTTTGAATGACCGCGAGAGCGTGGTCGCCATGCCAAAAGAGGACGCTGTTAAGCTGGTTAACTGGTGGGTGCAACCCGCCTATATTTCTACCCGCAAAGGCCATGTACCCCATGTGACAGGGTTCACTTTTCCAGTTGAAACCATCATGGAGTACGCGGCGCAGGACGGTACAAACAAAATCTTTGCGGCTTCGGGTTCGGGAATCTATGACGTAACGACAGCGGGAGTGGTAGGTGCTGCGGCTGTCTCAGGATTAAATAGCGCACGGTGGCAAGAATCAATGATTACGACCCCAGGCGGTTCGTTTCTGATTTGCGTTAACGGTGTCGATACCCCTCGTTTGTACAACGGTACGGCTTGGTCAACCGCATCAATCACGGGCGCAAGTAACCTTGTTCACGTCAATCTATTTAAAAACCGTCTATTTTTTACGCAGCAAAACTCGTTAGAACTCGCATTTTTGCCTGTTCTCAGCGTTAGTGGGGCTGCAACCGTCTTACCGTTAGGCTCTATTTTTAGGCGTGGCGGCTACATCATGGCTTGCTATTCTTGGACACTAGACGCAGGTGCGGGTTCTGATGACCATTTAGTCGTTATCTCAAGTAAGGGCGAAATTGCAGTTTACTCAGGCACAGACCCAAGCAATGCGAATAGCTGGAATCTAGTCGGCGTTTACTATGTGGGCGCACCTATTGGGCGGCGATGCGGCATTAAATACGCTGGTGACCTAATTATTAACTGCTTTGGTGGTATTTTTCCATTGTCAAAGGCTTTGTTATCCGCAACGATTGACAAGCGAAACGCCCTGACCGACAAGATACAAAACACGGTTGCAGAGGAAATGACTTTCTACAACCAAAACTTTGGCTGGCAGATGTGCTTATTTGAGGAAGCCAATATGCTGATATTGAACGTGCCAAAGGGTAACGGTTCAAACTATCAGTACGCTCAAAACACGATTACAGGGGCTTGGACACGATTCGAAGGTTGGGATGCAGAGTGCTGGTTATATAGCCGAGATGGGCTGTTTTACGGCGATTCAACAAGCGTACAAAAGGCTTGGCAAGGCAATACCGACAACGGCGCGCAAATTCAGTCCGATGTCATCATGTCGTATCAGTATTTCGGGGATATAGCGACAAACAAGTATTTCACGATGGTCAAGCCATTCCTACTGTCAAACGGCTCGCCTTCTATCCTTTACGGCTTATGCGGTGATTTTAAAGAAACCGAACCCGAAGGCGTATTCAATTACGAAGCGCCCACAGGTATGGTTTGGGGAACGATGTACTGGGGAACGATGGTTTGGGGTGGCAGTATGAACTCGATTACAAGCGGCTGGCACACGGTAGGGGTAGTGGCTAACGCTGCTGCACTTCGCTTAAAAGTACAGAATAACGGCTCAGAGGTAAGGTTTATGAATGTCAGCCACGTCCACAATCACGGCGGGATTTTGAACTACTGATGGTGTTTTTTGATGCGTCAATCATTGGGCCGTGGGTAGCAGAGAAAACAGGCGGCTCATGGTGCGAAGGTCGAGGTCAGGCGATAGGCAAGCTAAAAAACGGTAATCTAGTCGCAGGTGTGCTTTATGAGGATTTCAACGGCGCAAACGTGGTATGCCATATTGCGGGTGAGGGTGGATGGGCAGATAGGCGGTTCTTGGGAATAATCTTTGACTTTCCCTTTAACCAGCTAAAAGTCAAACGCATTACCGTGCCAGTAAACGGTGATAACGATAAAAGCATTAGGCTTGTCGAACACATGGGTTTTAAATTAGAATCTAGGCTAGAGCAAGCTACCCTTGATTCTGATATTTTGTTGTACCGTCTATTTAAAGACGAATGTAAATATTTGAGAGGTAACTATGCTTATTCCATCTAAACACTCAGGCTATCAGGCAGGGGTTCGCCTTTATCATGGCAAATCTTCGCCACCGCCAGCCCCAGACTATCGTGCTGCAGCCGAACAAACTGCGGCTGGTAATTTGGATATGGCGAAGTACGCAACAAAATCAAACCGAATCAATCAGGTCACACCTTACGGTTCTTTAGATTATTCATACAAGCCTGAACTAGACGCATCGGGCAAAGAGACTGGCGGCGGCTGGACGCAAACAATGAACCTTACGCCTCAAGCACAGGCAACGCTTGATAAACAAATGGCACTTTCTGACAAATACGCAGACGTTGCCAATCTTGGTTTTGATAAAGCGCGTGGAATTTTTGAAAATCCAAACATTGACCAATCGCTATTGCCTAAAGCCCCGATTAACGCAGGAATGACCGCGCAACAGGCAATGATGTCTCGGCTGCAACCAACGCTAGACCGCAATGATGAAGCGTTACGCACACGACTTGCAAACCAAGGGATTTCTCTCGGTTCTCAAGCGTATGGGCGTGAACAAAACCTCGCAGGACAGAACGCAAACGACCTTTATCTCCAATCTGCTATGCAAGGTATTAACCTTGACACCAACGCCCGAAAAGACGCTTTAAATGAAGCGTATGCGGCACAGTCTCGACCATTGGATTTAGTGAACTCGTTACGGTCAGGCGCAAACGTACAGAACCCGACATTTCAGCCTTACGCGCAGCAAGCTAACGTTGCAGGGCCGGATATTCTCGGTGCGACTAACGCTCAATACCAAGGCCAAGTGGCGGCTGCTAATGCACAGAACGCTGGCGCTGGCGGCATGATGAGTGGCTTGGGTTCATTGGCATTGACAGGTGCAAAAATGGGTATGTTTTCAGACCGCCGCATGAAAGAAAGCATTGTCAAAATTGGCTTATTGGACAACGGATTGAATTTGTACAAGTTTGATTACAAGCCCGAATTTAAAGACATTGCAGGGCACGGCACTTTTGTTGGTGTAATGGCTGATGAAGCAAAGGCAATCCCTAATGCTGTAATTCGTCAATCAAACGGTTACGACATGGTTGACTATTCAAAAGTCTACGCATAAGGATAAAAAATGGCTGCATACGATGATTTTGAGCAACAACAACTAGACCTAATGCAACGCCGAAAAACGGCGCGAGAAGGTCAGGCATTCAATATGCCCCAAGGTCAGATGGTGTCAGGCCATTATGTAGCTCCGCACTTTACGCAAATTCTCGCCGAAGGACTTAGGGGCTACGCTGACATGAAGGGCGAACAGAAAGCCACTCAGGATTTAAAAGATTTAAGCACTCAACGCCGACAAGGACTGGCTGCTGCCTTAAAACAATACGGTCAAGACATGAACCCAAGCCAATTAGGAATGGGCGCAACAAACTTGGTGCAAGATGCTTTGCCTGATGATTTAAAAACTGTTACTTTGCCTAATAATTACGGGGCAAGAGTACCTGATGCCACTGGCGCACTTGAAAGACTAGCAAGCAATCCATACTCAAGTTCGCTTGGCATGGAAATGTTTAAAACAAACGCCGCAAAGCAGTTGGAAAAAGCGCAAGCAAAAGCAGAAACGCAAGGCTACGCAAATATTATTTCAGCCAATGCTGGAAACCCACAAGCGGCCGTTCGTGCTGGTGTGCCTTCTAAGGTTGTTGAAGATTATTACAACGCTAAAAACATAGGCAAAAACAAAGTCGGTCGCACCATTGAAGTTGCAGGGCCGAACGGCAAGAAAATGATTCAACAGTTGGACGAATACGGCACTCCAGTTGGTCAAGCTACCGAGGGCTATATAGCGCCTCAATTGATAAACCAAGGCAATAAAAGTACCTTTGCTTTACCAGTCGCAGGTCAAAGTTTCAACATAAACATGACCCCAGGCGAATCAGCGCGTTTGGCGCAATCTGCAAGCCAATTTGCAGCTACTCAAGGCGCGCCCACATTTAATGAAAGTGCTGGTGGTTTTGTTTACAAGCCAACCGCTCAAAATCCTACTGGGAAAGTTGTTCCTGTTGCAGGTTTGGCAAACAATAAGCCAATGACAGAAGATCAATCTAAAGCAAGTGGCTGGCTAGTTCAAGCAACTAATGCTTATGGAAATATGCAAAAGGCAATGAAAGCTGACCCTGAATCAACAAAACCTGGCTTTCCTGAGATTCTGCAAGAAATTCCTTCAATGGGATTGACAACAGGCGCAGCCAATATGCTACGAAGCGCACCAAGGCAACAGTTCTTGCAAGGGGCATCTTCATTGAGCGAATCATTGCTACGCGCTGCAACTGGCGCAGGAGTAAACAAAGATGAGGCCGTACAGAAAATTAAAGAACTTACACCTGTATTTGGTGAAGATCCTGAAACAACAAGGCAAAAAATGGAAGCTATCCCGCTTTACATTGAATCGCTAAAAATGCGAGCAGGCCCAGGCGCTAGAAAAGTTGAATCAATTATGACAAACTCAGGCGGCGGTGGTGGTGTGGTTGATTTTGGGAGTCTTAAATAATGGACGTTCGTTTGCCCGATGGAACAGTAATTAAGGGCGTTCCCGATGGTATATCAAAGGCTGATCTTGTTAGCAAGTTATCAGCTAATGGTTACGATACTTCAGGCTTGATGGCTAAAACAGAAGCGCCCAAAAAACCCCAATCTTTTATGTCAAGCGTGGGCGACACACTAGGCAATATCGGCGCAGGTGCTATTCGTGGCGCAGGCTCAATCGGCGCAACAATCCTAACGCCTATTGACGCGGCTGCTAGGGCAATGGGCATTGAAAACGATTACATTGGGCGCACAGACCGCAGGGAAGCAATGGATTACGCATTGCAAGATTTGGGCGCAGACCCTAAATCAATGGCGTACCAAGGCGGCAAGCTAGGTGCTGAGATTGCGGGAACTGCTGGGGCTGGTGGGCTTTTGGTTAAAGGCGCTACAAAATTACCGATGTTGGCTAAAAATGCACCAATAATTGAAGCGCTCCGAACGGGTGGAATGTCAACTGGTAGCAAAGTAGCCCCGTTGTTAACAAAGCAAGGCGCAGGTCAATTAGCTACTCGCGTTGGTAGCGGGGCAACTGTTGGAGGCACTTCTGCTGCTTTAGTTAACCCTGATGACATTGGAACAGGCGCAGGAATTGGCGCATTTATACCAGCGGCAGGCAAGGCTGTTGGTTCTGTTGCTAGTTTTTTAGACCCGCAAAGCCTAATGCAAAGCGCACTGAAGCCAACAATTGCCCAATTACGCACAGGAGATGCACAAACCGCTGTTGATACTTTGCTGAAATATGGCGTTAACGCAACCAAAGGCGGTGTTGAAAAGCTAAAGTTTATGTCTGACGATGTTGATCAAGAAATTAGCGATTTAATAAAAAATTCAGGCAAAACCGTACCCAAGCAAGACGTATTAAACGCCCTTCAAGATGTTGAAAAACGCTTTGCAACACAAGTAAGCCCAACAAGCGATATTGCAGCAATCCAAAACGTAGGCGCTGACTTTGCACAGCATCCAATGATTCAAGGCCAAGACATTCCTATCGAATTGGCTCAAGACCTTAAAAAAGGCACGTACAGGCTTTTAGAGAAAAAGTATGGTCAACTAGGCAGCGCAGAAACAGAGGCCCAAAAAGGGCTTGCAAGGGGCTTAAAAGAGGGTATAGCAACCCAAGTGCCTGAAGTCGCCCCGTTAAACGCAAAACAAAGCGATTTAATTACAACCATGAAGGTTGCAGGTCGCCGCGCCATGATGGACGAAAACAAAAACCCAATTGGTTTGGCAGGTTTAGCCTCTAACCCGCTTGGATTTGCTGCAATGATGGCTGACAAAAGCGCATTGGTTAAATCATTGGCGGCTCGCGGTATTAACGCAATGACACCCGAAGGTAAAAAAATGATGCTTATTGAAGGCTTACGCGAAGGCATCTACAAAGGCGCTCCAGTTGCCCCCGCTGACTAATCGTGAAGAAAAAGAACGCATAAGACAGCTCCAACTGCTACAAAAGGCCAGCCAAATAATGAAAACAGAGCGCAGATAATTAAAAGTATAAAAGCAAAAAACATTATTCAAACTCCTGTATTTACTTGGTCGCGTCCGTGATCGTGCGTAAACAGTTCTGCGCGTTTAGCGGCGGCGACTGCCCCTGCTTCTGCGGCAGTTTCAAAACAGCCTAAGTTTTTATATTTCCCATTGTGCCTAACGTGTGCTTTCCATTTATTTATAGATTTATCCCAATATGCGCCTCTAAATCCCGATGTATTAGTAGGTAGCAAACATATATTTTCAGAATTTTGTTTGCGTGTTGCTTCTCTTAAATTTAAAAATTTATTGTCATTTCTAATTCCGTTTATATGGTCAATTTGGTTTTTAGGCCAACAACCAGTTACATATAACCAAGCAAGTCTATGCGCTTGATAGCGCTTTCCTTTAATTCCTATTTTTATATATCCGAGCAAGTATGACCCAGCTACATCCCAAGGTTTCATATTTTGACGAACAGACTTTCTCCACCGAAAAACCCCAGTCTCAGGGTCATAGTGCAAAATCTCTTTTAACTTTTCTTGAGTAATTTCCATGTTCTTATCCTAGAACTATCCCTTAAAAGATTGTGGCGGTTCGGGGATAAGTCGAATTTTCAACCGCTAAGTCTAGCCACGGCGCAAGTGTAACAAACTTTTGGCTAAAATAGACTGAATAATGTAAAATGACGCAAACAACCCTTACAAGGATACAGTATGGCTCGTACTTCAGGCACATATTCACCGCCAAACGGCTCTTGGTCGTCCGGCGCGGTTAACGGCGCTCTAGCGACTGTCGCTGACTGGCAAGCGCTTCTTGCTGACATCAGCGCAGCCTTAACCCAGTCAGTCTCTAAAGACGGTCAGACTACCATTACTGGCAATCTAAACATGGGCGGGAACGCCCTAACTAGCCTTGCAGCGGGTGTAGGCGCAGGTCAATCCCTGCGTTTTGAACAGCTATTTAGCCAAGGCGTAGAAACAGATTTAGCAAGCGCAGCCACTACCGACATTGGCCTACAAAACACCAATTTTTTGCGGGTAACAGGCACAACCACAATTACCTCATTCGGCACAAATTACAACGGGCCACGGTTTTTGCGGTTTGCGGGTGCGTTAACCCTGACAAACTCAGCGACTTTGATTCTCCCAGGCGCAGCGGACATCACAACCGTTGCGGGTGATACCTTAATTGCTATCCCCAAGGCCACAACGGGAACGGCTGATGGTTGGCAAGTGGTGGCGTATCAAAAGACCTCTAGCTTGATTCCCGTCACTTCGGGGACTGCGACTGTCCCATTGACTAACGTAAACGTCACACTTACAGGCTCTCAGGCAGCTTTCCCCGTAATTACCTTTACAGGCACTTTAACGGGTAACGTCAACGTCATTTTTCCCAATGATGTAAAAAGCTACCGCATCCTAAACAACACGACTGGCGCATTTACCATTACCTGCAAAACCGCATCCGGCTCGGGTGTTGTGGTTGCGGCGGGTTCTAGTGACATTTTTTGTGATGGCACAAACATTACAACGACTTCCATTTCATCGGCGCAAATTACGTCAAAGATTCAGCCTATCTTGGCAACGGTAGCGTCTAACGCCCTGACAATCACGCTAAACCCCACAACGCTAGATTTTCGTTCTACAACCCTTGGAAGCGGAGCAGTTTCTACGGTTACTCTAGGCAGTGCGGTTACTTTGGTTGTTCCTACGCTTGCAACGCTTGGCACTGTATCTGCCCAACAATCTCGCTTGGTTGTCTTGGCTATCAACAACGCAGGAACAATTGAAACGGCGGTGGTCAATATCGCTGGTGGCAACGACCTAAGTGAAACAGGCTTAATCAGCACCACAGCAATAAGCGGCTCTGCGACTGCTAACAATGTTATCTATTCCACCACGGCAAGAACCTCGGTGGCTTATCGAGTGGTTGGCTATGTTGAAAGCACTCAAGCAACGGCGGGAACATGGGCAACTGCGCCTTCTACTGTGCAAGGTGCTGGCGGCAATAATCGTATTTCAAGCGCAAGCATGATTCGTTTAAACGGTAGCAACGGTTATGGCAGCACAAATACCAAAATACGCCGTTTTTCAACAGTAGTGACAAACCAAGGCAATGATATTGCTTATGCTGATTCAGCTACTTTAGGGGCGTCTTTTACAATAAATAGCGCTGGCGTTTATGGAATTTCTTTTTCCGAATCGTTTTCTGGTGAGGGGTGGAATGGAATTTCACTAAACACAACTCAGCCAACAATAGCAATTCAATCTTCAACTGTCCCCAATTCCGAAGTTTTGGCTCTTGCATACATCCCAACTTCTGGGAATATGAATGTTTCTGTATCTGCAATATATTTGCCCGTTGGGTCAATAATTCGACCTCACAACTCTGGGCAAGGCAGCAGTCTTACGTCCCCAAATTCTAGTTTTACCGTAACAAGGATTTTTTAATGTTTTATTTTAAAGACCAAAACGATGGGTTTTATTCTGTTGCAAGCCTTGATGTAAGACTGCCAGAAGGTTGCGTGCAGATCACAGAAGCCGAAGCCGAAGCACTACGCCCAAAGCCTTCAGTGCCTACCTACGCCGAACTCCGCGCAGCCGCATATCCAAGCATTCAAGACCAGCTAGACACTATTTTTCACAATGGGCTAGACGCTTGGAAGGCTGAGATACAAGCGGTTAAAGACCTTTATCCAAAGGTGTAGCATGGATTGGCTAAAAACAATTGCCCCAACAATCGCCACGGCTATTGCGGGGCCGTTTGGTGGCATGGCTTACGAAATAATTGCAAAACAGCTAGGTATTGACGCAGGGGAAGTGCAAAAGACACTCGACAACGGCAAGCTAACTGGCGAACAAATTGCGGCTATCCAGCAAGCTGAAATTGCATTAAAAGCCCGTGCCCAAGAATTAGGGCTTGACTTTGAAAAGGTGGCGGCGGCTGACCGTGATAGCGCACGGGATATGCAAGTCGCTACACAAAGCCGCATCCCCCCCACGCTAGCGATTCTTATCGTTTTGGCTTGGGCGGCAATACAAGGGTTTTTACTCACCAACGTAATCGACACTTCAATGCGTGAACTAATTATTCGAATGTTGGGAACCTTAGACGGGGCGCTTATTCTAGTGTTATCTTTTTACTTCGGAAGCTCTGCGGGTTCTCAGACAAAGACCGAAATATTGTCTAAGGCTGCGAAATGAAAGACAACTTTAAATCAGCGTTAGCCCACGTCCTCAAATCAGAGGGCGGGTTTGTTTCGCATCCGGCTGACCCCGGAGGCCGTACTAATTTGGGAGTTACTCAAAAAGTATGGGAGGATTACGTTGGACACCCAGTATCCGAAGCCGATATGAGGGCGCTGACACCTGAATTAGTCTATCCACTCTACAAGCGCAAGTATTGGGACAAAGTAAGCGGCGATTTACTACCCTCCGGCCTAGATTACGCAGTGTTTGACGCTGCCATCAATAGTGGCCCTGGAAGGGCTGCAAAGTGGCTACAAGAGGCCGTAGGTGTCACGGCTGACGGTTCTATCGGCAAAGCTACTTTGGCCGCTGTAGAGGCTATGGACACGCAAAAGCTGATTAGCCAATACAACGACCGCCGACTTCAATTTCTTGAATCACTGCCCACCTTTGCTGTATTTGGGAAAGGCTGGAGCCGCCGCGTGTCCGAAGTCCAGTCAGCGGCATCCGCATTGGCTTAGTCAACACTTACCAATTTTCTCAGTTCAACCATAGCGTCTTTAAAATCACGCTGCAAACCCTCAATTTGCCCTTGCTGTTGCTGCATTTTCAGATAAGCCTCGGTTGCAAATTTGGCTAGATTCTCGTGATTCCACGCTGGAAAGTTTGGCAAGTCTTGCATTTGTTCTTTTGTACTCAGGTTTAGGTTTAGGGCAGTCAGGCGGCGGGACAACGGCAATCCACACTGAAAACGGAATGCGAGAAGTGCGGGAAGTCTGCCATCTGTCAATGTAAACGTCAGGCATTTTATCTAGCGCACCTTGCACCGAATCGGCTTCTAAGTTAAGCGCCGCCGCAATGCTATTGATAGAAAGCCCGTCATCATGCTCACGCAACAAAGCACGGATTTTAGGATGGTTGGAATTGCTCACGTTGGATAACCCTTACTCTTAATCTGTAACGCATCCGTCGCACCTGGTCGGGCTGGCGGCGAATTGTCGGGCTTGTATAGCTGCCCATCAATCAAGTGATTAAACGTGCGAGGTGGTGCCATATCAGGCGTTCGCACCATTGGCACATACCCGCCACTCTGCCCGTATTTGTAGGTAGTTTTCTCAGGCCGTGCAAATGCGCCTAGTGTTGCGGTGCGGTTTACCCGCATGAGGTTCGGGTTTCCTGCTGCCAGTTTCATGTGTTTAATTCCTTTAATTTAGCTTCTGCCCACAAAGCACCACGGGCAAATTCAGTGGTTACATGAGCATCCCCGAAATCAAGAACCTTATCCTTATTTACAAGCCCCACCCAAGGGCGTTGTTGTGGGGTGGTGTATAGAGGGACGGTGTATCTGCCTTCATGACGGTCGTGTTCATCATTGCAGATGCAGTCGTATATCTGCCCATCCTCCTCCTGAAGCGCCCACGCCACAGGCTCTTGTGCTGGCTGTGCTGCCAAGGCTGCTTTGATGGCGGTGATGGCTTCAATAATGTATTCAGGCGCTCCGTCGTCATCATTCTCACGATAAATATCTCGCTCCGTTCGCAACGCCTCCAGCGCAAGTTTCAGGGCTTCGTCTTTTGTTTGTGTCATTCCGTTGTCTCCTCTGTAATAGCTTTTTGCACAATCTTTTCCCACTTGATGTTGGGGCTTTCGTCATACGCTGGTTCGCCTTCTAGCGCCCAATCATCGTGGTCTGGGTCGTAGTCAACGCCGCAAGCCTTCGCACACTCAGCGTAAACATTCCACTTCACAAAGCCTTCGTATTGGCATTTAAGCGCAAACTTTGCGGCTGTTGTAATAATGATTTCTTTCATTCTGTTGTCTCCTTCAACCGTGATTCCAAACGCTTAATGCGACTGTCGTTATATCCTACAAGCGCCGCCGAATAATCCCGCAATGATTCCTCCCTCAGCTTTTGACGTTGCGCTTCTAGCAACTCCACCTTCATCATTTCCGTTGGGCTTGGAAGGGTTAACAGGTCTTTAAACCAGTGCCAGGTGTCTCGCAGGTGTTTCATTAAAACACCCCAAACCAAATACCCGTGCCGTGAATCCATGCAATCGGGAAAAGCAACGCACCAGCTACCAAAAAGCCCCATGATGCGGTTGCAAGGCAAACCACGATGTGAGTAAGCCATGCGGCAACAAGCCAAATTATCAACAATAAACCAAGCGTATCGCTCATTTAAAAAACCCCTTTGTTAAAACAACTTTTGTCGGCTCGCACTGCTTTGTTGTCGATGGTGTCGAATAAAAATAATACCCAATTGCAAACAGCACGGCGGCGGCTGCACCAACGCACTTTAGTAAAAGCATCGTGTAATCCCAGACTACCTCGTACCATTCGAGGGGTTCTTCTTCTATTTGGTCATTCATATCAACTCCAAAAAGTGCTAACAACCAATCCCGCTATCACAATCACGAGCAGGACTTTGAGAATCGAATCAACAATTTCGTCCATGCGATCATCTCGCTGGCGGCGTTTTATCTGCGTCTCATTGACAGATTCAAGGTACTCGCCAAGGGTTTGTTTGTGTGCCATAACTGCTTTCTTAAAAGACCCCGAAGTAGGGGCGTAGTGTAATTCTAAATCACAATTGTGTAGGATTACTAGGTGTTTATACCTAGTAACCTATTTAATTAAAACGGCGGAAAACTATCGTCAGAACCGCTATCTTGGCGGCGTGGTGCTTGGCGTTGTCCTGGTTGCCCTTGTTGGGGTCGCCCGTCAACTTCGGGAAGGTCAACAATACTTAGCCAACCATTCCACAAATTACCCGCCGGAATGCTATCAATCTTGATGGTCATTTTGTTTCCGTCTTGAAACAAGCTGCCAACTGTCAGCCATCGAGATTTTTCCTCTCCGGCTGCGTTGCGGTAAGTGCCATTGCTAGCCACTAGGTTTTTAATTTTGGTTGCCATTACTTATGTTCCTTTGCAATTTTCTCAATGATTTGATAATAAAACTCTCTCGCTGCTTCAACTTTTGCCGTGATTTTCTCTGCGGCTCCCTCCTCTCGGTCATAGTAAACACGGGTTACACGCAATTCCGGCGCAATATGCTCTACACGGTGAATTTCGGGGTTTTCGTACCCAATTAGGTGTTCAGGCGTATCAACTAGGCAATAGCAGATTTCGGCCTTTGGCTTGTCCCATAGCCACATATACGCTTGAAGCTGCCAGTAGTAGGTTTTATCCTCGCCCAACTCAGCCAAGACGGGGAAGGTTTCAATGCTCCAGCTTGTTTTAATGTCACGGATACAGTCATCGCAAACTAGGTCAGCTTCGCCTGTAATCCAGTCATTTTTGCGGCGTTCGGCGTTTTTCTTGTAATCGGTAAACAGCACCGAATTCAAAAGGTCGATTGACCTATCTTCACACTCAATGCCCTTGGTCATGTACTTGCTTGATACCTTGCTGTCGTAGCCATAAACGAATTCCCGCGCCATCTTGATAACGGCGGTCTTTGCCCCGACCGAAAGGGTTTCCCCTTTGGTCTTTGGCTCCGTCATAATTTCGGCAAGGCTTGAAGCCCTAAAAATTAGCGGTTTAAGCATTGGATAGTGCCTCCACTACTTGAGCGTCTTGCTCTGCGGTCAAAGCAAACGCATCGCGCAGTTTTTGGGTGGTATATGCGCCTTCTTTAATCCTAGTGATTGCGGTCAATAGGCGGTCATTGCTGATTGTTGCCTTGGCTGCTGGTACAGCTTCATCGGCTTCATCGGGCAAATCTTCGCCTTCAAAAATATACAAGGCAATACCGTGCAGGGCAATAGCCTTGACTAAACAGCGTTGCATTGACTTGTTAACCTCGCTGGCATTGGGGTTCGTAATTGCCATGTTGTTATTGTTCATAACAGGCAAAAACGCAGTGCGGCACACGCCAAAAGCGGTAACACTGCAAAAAACCATCATGGTTTCGCCAAACATCTGAGGCGGCTTAAAGTCCCAATTTGCGTCTTTATCTTCTTGGAGTAGCACGTCAACCGCATAAGCCCATGAAAGGTAGTTAAAACGCCCTTTCTTTTTCATTTTGTCCGTGACGTTGATTTTGCGTAATTCTGCAAAAGTTTTCATTTCTCATCCTTTGGGTAAACATAAAACTCGGAGGCTGAATTGCATCCGACTTCTAACTCAATTAATCCGTAAAACTCAATTCCAGCTTGCAAGGCTTGGTACTCGGTATTCCAAGTTTGTGCGCTAAATTCTTCTTCAGTCATTTTTGCTCTCCAGTGATAAGCCCGTTAATTTCATCGATAGCGTTAAGGTCAAGGTCGCAAAATCCTGCCTCTGCCATCTTGGATGCAATTACGTTGAGAAGGGCTTGGATGTCATCGCAATCAATAGTGTCAATGTCGCGAATTTCGTTGATGGCTGCTTGTAGCATATTTACTCTCTTAAAAGACCCCGAGAAGTTCAGGGCATGGCATGAATTCTATACACTTTTGTGTAGATATACCACCCACTTAAAAATATAAATCTATCGGGTTTTGACGCCCAATAGATTTTTTCTATCGCCTTTTTACGTGATTAAAACGTGCGTTTCATACGAAATTGCTTTCTCAATCGTGCGAACGTGAACCCCGTATTGACTGGCAAGCGCCTGATTCGTGAGGTTCTCATTAATATGCTTTCTCAATGCCTCACGCTGTTTAACCGCGCTGCGAATGGCCCCTACTGCATCGGCCATTAGCTTAGTATGCGGTAGCTCTTTCCCGCGCTTTGCATAGCTGGGCGCGGTTTGAAGGTAAGTGTGGCGATCTACAAAGCCATCACGCCGCGCTGGTTTGACAAAGCCTTTAGAGTATTTCGTCTGTGCCATTTAGAACAGTCCTACTTGTTCATTTTTTGCATCTTCGATATTTTGGCAAGCCAACTCAAAGTATGCGGGTTTTAACTCAGTACCAATAAATCTACGGCCCATTTTTACTGCCGTGTAACCCTCAGAACCGATACCTGTAAACGGGCTAAAAACCAAATCGCCTTTGTTTGTCCATAAGTGAATGCAACGCTCAATAACGTCTAGCTGCAATGGGCACATATGCTTGGTGTCGTTCTCATCCCGCGCTGGCAGCTTGTTCAGTGTCCGACCTTGATTAATGTCAAACCATACGGGGCTAGCGTATTTTTGCCATAAATCTACGGGCAGCTCGTTTTCTGCATCATGTTTTACGCGATCTTCAATTTCCCCAGGCTTACGCATGGTTACAACGTAATCAGGCAATCCCATGCGGCTCATAGTCCCATTTTCGCGGATTGTTTTATGCAGTAAACCAAGCGCCTTTGTACGTTGCATGGCTGTTACTGGGTCTTTCCAAATGCAAACCTCGGAATGGTAGATAAAACCTTCTTCTTGAAAAAGACGGATTAAATCCCCGCGAAAATCACGGATACCAATAAAACCTTGCCTCATTTTTGTTGTTGGTAGATTCATGCAATGAAATGACACGTTACGCCCTGGCTTTAATGTCCGCAATAATTCTTTGACTAAATAGCGAAGCTGCTCTGCAAATTCAGCATCGTCTTTGCAGTTCCCCATGTCGTGATCGCTGTTGGAATAAACGAAAAGATCGGCAAACGGGGGAGAAAAAACCGAGTAATCAAGGCTGTTATCAGGGATTTTCTTTGACCATTTCACGCAGTCGCCTAAGTAAACGGTGAAATTCTCACTTTGGTAAGTATCTTCCCTGTAATCGTCAACTACGTTTGTTTGTCCTGTGAGTTCTTTGTTCATAATGTCTTTCATGTAGGAAACCATCTTTGTTGATAATTCGTGATGCTGTTCTTCTTTGCGTTTCAAGTTCAGCAAAATTTGACCTTCGCTCTCAGCGGTGAATAAGTGAACTTTGACTTCACGCTTTTGACCAAATCGATAGCAACGGCGCACAGCTTGATAAAACTTCTCGAAAGAATCATCAAGACCGACAAAAGCCATGCGAGCGCAATGTTGCCAATTCATGCCATAACCTGCAATTTTTGGCTTAGAAATCAAAACACGAAAGTCGCCATGAGCAAAGCCTAAAAGGTTCTTTGACTTGGTTTCGGGTTTGTCAGAGCCTTGAACGTTTACCGCGCCTTCAATCAATTCAGTCAGCAATTCGGCTTCATCATTCAAGTGACACCAAATAAGCCAAGGTTCGGACTTATCAGCGTTTACCACTTCGGCTAAAGCTTGGCAACGGTTCATAATTGAATCACGCTGGGCTTTGCGGCGCTCAAGCATAGTTTGGGCTGGCTTTGCAAACAAATCGCCCATTTGCTCTGTTTCGACTACGTGTTCAATGTACTCAAGTGCTGGCAGGTTGTATTTAGCCCCATCAAAGCCAATATCCGAAGGGTTGCGGACAACGACAGACCAAGTGCCCATCCATTCCCAAAAGCGAGATTGACCCCATCCTTTAAGTATCCATGTGCCTGTATCGCCTGTATCGTTGATAAAGTACGTTGCAAGCATTTCTGTGCGAGTCATTACCCCTAAAAATTCGCATTGGTTTCCAAGTTCCTCAAAATCATTGGGGCTTGGTGTTGCAGTACAGCTTAGGCGGTATGGGACAGACTGGCATGATTCGATTAGCTTTGTGCGCGTTTTCCCATCATGGGATTTAAGGATTGATGATTCATCCAAAACTACGCCATGCAATTCATCAAAGTCAATGGAATCAATGCGCTCGTAATTGGTAATCCAAATGCCAGGCGCATCGGGTTTGCCGCCGTTAGCAACTCGTTTTACTTCAATCCCGAAAGTGTTGCCTTGTTCAATAGTCTGCTCGGATACCGCCAATGGCGCAAACACCAAAACCATGCCGCCAGTGTGTGAAGCCACTTCATCGGCCCATGAAAGCTGCATTAGCGTCTTACCTAGCCCTGTATCGGCAAATATGGCAGCACGGCCACGCCTGACAGCCCAAGACACAATCGTATGTTGAAAGTCAAATAAATGCTCGTTTAATTCGCTAGGTTGGTGGCCTGTTGCCACTTCTGCGCGGCGTTTAGCCGTTACAAATTCCATATAGTCCATAAACAAATTACCCCTTAAAAGACCGCATAAAAGTTGCGGCTTGGCCTGAATTCTAAATCACAAAAGTGTACATCCACACCACAGTACGAAAATATAAATCTATCGCTTATGGCTTTGTAATAGTTTTTTACAATAACACCCATCAATCACAATTGTGTCTATAATGGCGAAATGAACACTTTAGAAATTTGCATTGCATCCGTGGGCGGGACTGGCCGATTGGCTTACCTGCTAGACGTAAAACAGAACGTTGTCAGCAATTGGCGAGCGCGTGGCGTTCCTAAGTCCTGGGAAAAAGTCATGCAGCTCAAGTTTAAGAAAGCCATTGCGGAGGCTAAAAAAGCAGTGGTATAATTTCCGCACACGGATAGGTCGAGGGGTTGCTCCCAAGGCCGAAAAGCGATTCTGGTAACGCCTTCCGATTGTGTTTTTTCTATTACCAATGACCGAACCAGAGGTACATCATGGCGACATTAACGCTAAAAAAGCCCACAAAAATTGGGCAATCTCCCCTTCTCAATTTGCAAGATAAATTTGTTGTTGTTCGCCAAGCGGTGAAGCAATACTCTTGCCGTTTTACCGCATATCACGACACTTTTGATGATGCCATACGGGAAGCAAAGCGGCTTCAAAAAACTGCGCCTGACCAGCGTTTTCTTGTTTTGCAAGTCAAAGGCTTTGCAGACTGGGAGACAACATAATGGCACGAATAAGAACAATTAAGCCTGAATTTTGGCGTGATGAAGCCTTGGCTTTGGTTAGTCCAGAAGCTTGTCTTTTAGCGCTTGGGTTGCTTAATCATTGTGACGATGAGGGCTATTTTAATGCCAATCCAAAACTGGTTGAATCTGACATTTTTCCGCTACGGGATTTAAAAGTTAAGACTACTGTACTACTACAGGAGTTGTCCAAGATTGGTTATTTACTTGTATTTCAAGGGTCTGACGGTAAGACATATGGCTGCGTTAAGAATTTTGAGAAGCATCAAGTCATAAACAAGAAAACACCTAGCAAAATCAAGCACTTATGCGAATTACAGCAAGACTACGGTAGTGATACGGTAGCACTACCTATAGGAAAGGAAAGGAAAGGAAGTGGAAAGGAAATGGAACAGGGAAAGAAAAGCGCTGACGCGCCTCGCCCTAATGACGTTGCCGAACAAGTTTGGATTGATTGGGTCGCATTAAGAAAGCGCAAAGGCACGACAATCTCAGAAACCGCCATTCAAGGTGCAAGAGACGAAGCTGCAAAAATTGGATGGACTTTAGAACAGTTTTTAGTTGAATGGTGTACACGTGGAAGCCAAGGATTAAAAGCTGAGTGGGTTCTTGAAAAACAAACTGCCTCGCAAAAAGCCCAAAGCAATATGCACCAGTTGACACGAGGGCAGACAGCACCAGTGGCAAAGCCATTTTGGGCAAACACAGACATTTTGGAGGTGGAAAATGAACCAAAACTTTTGCGATAGTGACACGGGCTTTGATTACATTTTTACCCGCATGAGCGCAATCTATGGTGCTGGATTTGCTAGGCATTGGGATGGAATCAACGCAAACCACGTCCGTGAGGAATGGAAGCGACAGATTGGCATTTTCTTGACCTACCGCCCAAGCATGGATTACGCAATAAACTGCCTTAGTCCTGATTACCCACCAAGCGCAATTAAGTTTAAAAACCTTTGCATTGATGGCCCAAGAATACCAAGGGACGATAAACAGATTGCTTACGTCCCAAAGGTGATAGACCCCGAAGTGGTTGCAGAAGCCAAGCGAAAACTAGAGCAATTTAGCTCACGGCGATTTAAAAACAGGGGAATAAATTGATTAAAAGCAAAAAACAAGAATCCGATTTTGACAACGGTCAGCATTTAATTTGCACTCACCCTGGGTGCGGTATGCCTTGGAGTATCAACATTGAACGACCATTGTGCAGCTATCACCAGTGGGGCGTATATCCCTCAAGGGTAGAGCAAAGGGAACAAACACAGGCCGATAAAGCCAACGTAAACGATAAAAAGTATTGGGCAAAACGGATAGTTGCTGAACATCTC